CTCCTCCATGCCAAGCATTCTCATTGGCTGGAAAGAGACTTGGTAAGGATGATAAACGAGGTATATTGTTTTTTAATTCTTATGAATTTATTGAAAAGAATAAACCAAGATATTTCATCTTTGAGAATGTCAAAGGATTGCTTTCTGATGATGGAGGTAAAACATTCCAAGAATGGATTAATATGTTAGGTGGAAAATCAGTCAATGGTGTTCCTGTTTTGTTTCCTTATGAGGAATCAGTTCCTTATCATTTATATTGGCAAGTGTTGAACGCAAAGCATCATGGTGTGCCACAGAATAGAGAGAGAGTTTTTTTAATTGGCATTCGTAATGATTCAGATAATAACTTTCAATTTCCAAGAGAAGAGCATTTAACTAAACGATTGAAGGATGTTCTGGAGGATGATGTGGATGATAAGTATTATTTGAGTGAGGCAGCAATAAATGGTATTTTAAATACAAAATTTCAAATTAGAGCTAATACAATACAAGAAAAGGATTATGTAGATTGTTTAACTGCTTGCGATTACAAATCACCAAAAGCAATTAAAGTCAAATCAGCAACATCTAAAGGATACGAAGAAGATACTGAAGGTGATTCAATTAATTTTAGTGTTCTTAATTCAGAAACACGAAGAGGAAGATTTGGCAAAGGTGTTGCTCAGACATTGGATACTGGATGTAATCAAGGTGTAATGATTGGAGCATTTAGAGGTCGTAATCCTGACAACCCATCTGATAGAACAACAGGAGTACAAACAGAACAAAGACTTGAAATAAATATAAATGGAACAAGCAATACATTGACATCTGTTCAAAAGGATAATGTTGTGATTGAAAATCACAACATCCGAAGATTAACTCCTCGTGAATGCTTCAGATTAATGGACTTTGCAGATACATTCACTTGGCCAGTCAGTGATTCACAAGCATACAAGCAAGCTGGCAATTCAATAGTGGTCAATGTACTTTACAAAATCATTAAAAATTTAAACTTATGAAATATATCAAATGGATTGAAGAGGCCTGGCAATACAGCAGAGAGGCTCAGAAAGAAGATTTATTAACAACAATAGATGAATACTATGAATATAGAAAAAATACAGGAGTTGATTCAGATGGACAATCTGAGCAGCAAGGACAGATACAGGGATCTGATATATAAGAGGAGTTATCTATACTCATTACTCAGAGAGGATGGATGGAATCTTGCAAGGATTGGCAAGTTATTCAACAGAGACCATGCAACAGTGCTTAATGGATTGAAGATTCATGACAACTATTATGGAAGAGACAAGATATATGATTGCACAATTCGGGAGTATGTCAAGCAACTTGGCAAAGTGTCCATCATATCAGATGAGGATAAACCATCTATTTATCAGGACATTATCAATTGCCATAACACAACAGCTCTGGCCATAATAAAGCAAAGAATTAAGGATGGATACTATGACAAGGTGACAACTCTCTTATTAGCGGTCTCTACGTTTTTTTATTTTTTTGTGGGGGGGGTAGAAAAAATGCTCGTCATCTTGTCATGAAATCAATCAAAGTCAATACTGCATTGATTTACAGCCATGACAAGTGGTTTTGAAACCTGTCATAAAAGAGAATACTTGTCATTGAATAAAATTATTATATTTGCAGAGAGGTTGTCGGAGGCATCCACGTAAAAGGTTTATCACTGTCCTTTCCTCATCTTTTTATTTTAACAGTGTTTAAAACAGTTGTATGAAAATATCAGTATTCAAGTCATTATTTAACACCAAGGAGACTGCGTATTCTTTGACCATTCCAGAAGTGGTTGCAAGAATCCAAAAAGGAACTCCAGATCTCATCAATAAGATTGAGATTATAAGAACATTGAGCAAAGGTCAACCACAATATGACCAAGCAAAAAAGGAACTTTATGCTATTATGTTCAATGGAACATTCTCAGAAAGAACTGCCAATGGATTGATTGAACATTCAGGACTTTGCATCCTTGACTTTGATGGCTATCCATCTGAAGAGATCATGCAAGCTGAGAGACAAAGATTGATTGATGATCCGTATGTGATGATAGTGTTCACATCTCCTGGAGGACAGGGATTGAAAGCTGTTATCAGAATACCAAAGTCTAATGCATCCGAACACAAGAGAAGATTCTTGGCTTATGCTGATTATTTTAAGTCTGATTATTTTGATAAAAAGAATCAAGATGTCTCAAGAGTTTGTTTTGAATCCTATGATCCAGATATTTATTACAATGAATTTTGTCAAGTTTTTGAGGGCATATCAGAGGACAAAGGATTTGAATACATTCAAAGAGCTCCAGTCTGTATTCTTGAAAATGAATCTAAAAAGATTGAGCTCATTGAAAAGTTTAATTTTAAATATCAGTTTATTGAAGGTAGCAGAAATCAATTTATTTTTGAGATAGCTTGTTGCTTTTGTGATTATGGAATCAATCAAGATGTGACTGAGCATCACATCCATTCAAAGTATGTTGCTGGATCTTCATTCAGCCATGCAGAGATGTTGAGTGCAATCAAATCAGCATATCGCAAAAGTCAATTCAATTCTAAATACTTTGAGGATAGGTCAACCATTGAAAGAGTTAAACTTAAGCTCAAGAATGGAGTCAATGAGGAGGAAATTAAGAAACAACACAACATCTCAAGTGAGATTCTAAATGACATCAAGGACAATGCAACCAATTCTGATGATGTGTTCTGGACCATTGTCAAAAAAAAAGATACTGAAGTTGTTGTCATTGAGCCATTGAAATACTCTCAATTCTTAGTCAAGAATGGATTCAATAAGTTCTATCCAGAGAATGCTGAGAAACCTACATTTGTCAGAGTTATTGAGAATAAAGTCAAGCTATCATCCACAGATCAGATAAAAGATTTTGTCTTGACATATCTCATTGAGAAAGGTCATATCAATGTCTGGAACTTTTGCTCAAAGTCAACCTATCTATTCTCAGAGAATCACTTGAACATGATTGATTCAATTTATCTGAAGATGTTGGCAGATACAGAAGATGCAAGCTTTCTTCCTTTTAGAAATGGAGTCATAAAAGTTACAAAGGATTCAACTCAACTTTTGAGCTATATTGACGTGGATGGATATATCTGGGAGAATCAGATAATTGACAGAGATTTCAATATTGTTATTGACTTTCATAATGATTTCAGAGACCTGGTCCAGAAGGTTAGCAATAATGACCATAAGAGGATTGCCAGTCTTGAGTCAACTCTTGGATATTTGATGCACAGCTTTAAAGATAAGACCAATCAAAAAGCAATTATCTTCAATGATCAGGAGATTGATGATAATCCAAATGGAGGCAGTGGAAAGTCATTGATGTTGACAGCTCTTGGCTATCTGAGAAAGACAGTGAAGATTGATGGAAAGTCATTCAATCCAAGCAAGTCTGACTTTGTTTATCAGCGAGTCAATCTTGATACTCAGATTCTGGCCTTTGATGATGTCAAAAAGAACTTTGACTTTGAGCAACTCTTCATGATTGTGTCTGAAGGAATCACAGTCAACAGAAAGAATAAGGATGAGATATTTATTCCATTCAATAGATCACCAAAGATTGTCATCACAACCAACTATGTCATATCTGGAGCTGGAGGATCACATGACAGGAGAAGGCATGAGATTGAATTCTTTCAATACTTTAATGCAACCAATTCACCATTGAAGGAATACGGCAAGCTTTTGTTTGACCAATGGTCAATTGATGACTGGTCAAGATTTGACAACTACATGGTTAAGAACTTGCAACTATTCTTGAGAAATGGATTAACCAATGCAATCAGCATCAATGCAGAGGCTAAGAGATTCATCCAGGCAACAAGCAAAGATTTCTTTGATTTCATCACTGACAATCCTATGCTGTTGGATGTTTACTACTTTAATACAGAACTACTTAACCAATTCCAGAATGAATATAATGGATATAAGGAAATGAATCCTCAAAGATTCTCAAAGTGGATTGCAGAATATGGAAAGTTCAAAGGATGGAACATGGAGAAAGGAAGGAACAGCAAAGGAAGATATATCACATTTAAAAAATAATTACATGGAAAAAACAGCAGTTGAATGGTTAGTTGAGATATTAGATCAAGAGATGTCTGAAAGAAATAAATTTGATGACTTTGCTTGGGTTTTTGAAGATATCATCCATAAAGCAATGGATATTGAAGAGCAACAAATTAAGGATGCTTACAATAAAGGAGATTTTGATAGAATGAAGTTGAATAAGATATCAGCTGATAATTACTTTGAATTAAAATATAGAACAGAATAAGATGCTAACAATCACCAGAGACCATTATGACCTTTTATTGAATACAGATCCATGTTCAATATTTGATTATTACAATGTTGAGGAAATGCATGGATTGAATAAGAGAGATTGCATGTTGCATCTCAACAACAATCAACAGGCTTACATTGCTGGATGGGCTAATCACATACCACATGAAGGAGAGTATCATGTATCTGATAGGATGTTTGTATTTATCAATCTATCCAGGTGCAACAGTCATCTTGATTTGATATGCAACTTATATCATGAGCTCATGCATTGGGCCATTAATCACTACAATGAGGATCTGTCCTTTGAGGAGGAGATGATTTCAATAGCAGAGGAAGAAACAAGAGAAGTCTATGAACTAATTAAATACTTGATATGACAAAAGAACAAAGAAAGAGAGTCCAACAGATATGCTTGGCATTGGATGCATTGATTTATGTACGTAAATATTCATGATATGAAAACAGCAGTAGAATGGTTAATACAAGAACTATTTAATAATGGATATTTTCATGAGGGAGTTCCTGAAGATATAGTTAAGAAAGCCAAAGAAATGGAGAAGAAGCAATTACATAATATAAGGCAAATGCTTATAGAAGGTGCGTTAACAAATATGAGTTGCTCGTCTGCTATTATAGAATTTGATAAATTAACCTTTAAATCAGAATAGAATGGAACAGACAGCAGTAGAATTTGCATTTGAAGAATTAAATAAATGGAGGATAGAAAATTTTGGTGAAGATGCTTTAATTGGAATACCCCAAGAAGTTTTAGATAAAGCCAAACAAATAGAGAAAGAGCAGATGGTTGAATTATGGAATAAAGCAGTAACTTGTGAATCATTTGAACAATACTACAACGAAACCTATGAACAAAATTAACAAGGACAAACTCAGAGCTCTGGAGATAGAACAACTGACAACAAAATATCCATCAATGAGACCAGAGCTAATTCCTTTAACTGATTGGAAGGATAGCTCAGCCAATAGTCTGACCAAGTGTATCATCTTTTACATCAATGCTCTGGGAGGACAAGCTGAGAGAATCAGCAGCCAAGGCCAGTACAGAGAAGGTAAAAAGATTAAGGTTGGAACAGGAGAGGTGCAATACCAGAAGCAGCTACCAGGCAAATGGACTCCAGGTCAATCAACCAAAGGAACAGCTGACATCTCGGCAACAATCAGAGGAAGGTCAGTAAAGATTGAGGTGAAGTATGGCTCAGACAGACAGTCTGATGCACAGAAACAATATCAAGAAGCTATTGAGAAAGCTGGAGGTACATATATTATTGCAAAAACATTTGATGATTTTGTATTGTGGTATGAAAAGTTTTCTTTACATTTGTAAAAATTTAAATTAATAGATATGCAAAATGATGAATTAAGTCATGTAACTCTTTACATGAAGCTCCACAGAGCAAAGATGCACATTGGAAAGGTGGTTAAGAATGCCACGAATCCACATTTTAAACGTAGTTATGCTGACATCAATGCATTGCTTGAGACAGTTGAGCCAATCCTCCATGAGAATGGCTTGATATTACTCCAGCCAATCCATGATAATGTCTTGTTAACTCAGATCATTGACATTGACTCAGGTCAAAAAGTGGAAAGCTGGTTAACTCTTCCATCCATTACGGATCCACAGAAGATGATCTCGGCAACTACTTACTACAGAAGAGCAACATTGCAAGCTCTGTTATCATTGCAAGCTGTGGATGATGATGGCAATACAGTCACAACATCAGTCAAAGCTCCTAATCCATCCTTGTCAGAGGAGCAATTCAAGAAAGCTCTGGATGCAATCTCCAAAGGAAAGTATTCTCTGGACCAACTCAAGTCAAGCTATTCACTAACCAAAGAACAGGAGGCACAATTATGAAGTGGCATCCATCAGCATTAGGAAAGCTCATGACAGCTCCAAAGACAAAGTCAGAGCAATTATCTGAGACAGCTAAGTCTGAGATTAGAAAGATAGCTAAGGAGCAATTCTTTGGATTCTCATCAAGCATCACAACCAAGCCAATGCTCAAGGGCAAGGACTGGGAGGAGGAATCAATTGCTCTTGTCAATCAAGTGAGAGGCACATTCTATGTCAAGAACAAAGAGAGATTTGAGAATGAATTCCTTACCGGTGAGCCAGACATCATCCTGGACAACATGGTCATTGATGTCAAGACATCTTGGTCTCTTGAGACTTTTCCAGCAACTCCAGATGAAGGAATGAACAAAGATTACATGTGGCAATTGATGGGATATTGTTGGCTCTTGAATAAGTCAGATGCTGAGCTCATTTATTGCATGATTGACACAGATGATACATTGCTCAATGACTGGGACAAT